TGACCGCACCCCCTCACCTCGAGGCCGCCCACAGGGCAAAGTGATGCCATGCCGTTCTACAGCCTCCCTTCCGGTGGATCGCCCGTCCTGGCCGGCGTGACTGCGCCGACGGGTGGCGTCGGCAACAACGGTGACCTGTTCATCGACACGGTTGGCCGCAAGCTTTACGGCCCGAAAGAGTCGGGCACCTGGCCCAGCGGTCCGATTGATCTTGCGATCACCGGACCGACAGGCCCAACGGGTGCTGTCGGTGCGACAGGAGCTGCGTCTACAGTCACTGGACCGACTGGCTCGATCGGCAGCACAGGACCGACCGGAGCCTCTGGCGTCACAGGTCCGACCGGTTCGTCTGGATCAGCAGGCGTGACAGGGTCCACAGGCCCGACCGGTGCTGCGTCGAATGTAACCGGACCAACCGGGCCGACCGGTGTTGGAGGCGCCACAGGCCCGTCTGGTGGACCGACTGGCGACGTTGGCCCGACTGGTGCAACAGGCTCCACAGGAGTCACAGGGCCTACCGGCGGCTCAGGAGCTACTGGGCCAACCGGAGCTGGAGGTCCGACAGGGCCTTCTGGTGGTCCAACCGGTGCTACCGGCCCAACAGGCGCACAAGCTGCATCCGCGATTGGACTCATCCTCGCACTGTCATAGGTGACTCATGGCCGCTCCCAACATCGTCGGACCCACGACCATCACCGCGAAGACCGCGTACTTGTCCGCGGTCACGGGCGCCACGGGCACGGTGCTGCTCAACAACGCCGCCAGCTCGGGCAAGGCGCTGCAGGTGCAGTCGCTCTACGTGGCCAACGTCGACGGGTCTCTTAACTGTGATGTGACGGTGAAGCTGCACAGCCAAGATGACGGCGGCGGCACCGGTCACGCTATCTGCTCGACAGTAACTGTCCCGGCCGACGCCACGCTCGTCGTCGTCAGCAAGGACACCACGATATGGCTGGAGGAGGATCGTTCAATCGTCGTCACGCCGAGCGCGTCGAACGACCTCGAGTTCGTGTGCAGCTATCTGGAGATTTCTTGACGCTATGGGGCGCATACCAGGCGGGTACATCGGGATCGGTCCGCCAGCCCCCAGCACGTCGAGTGCTGTTGGTGTTTGGCCGCTGCACTTGCACTACTGGTACAAGCGCAACTCGATGTGGCCGCCGTCTAATGCAACCGATCAAGACTTTAGTAGCGTGTCGCTGCTCTTGCACATGGACGGCTCCAACGCCAGCACGACGTTCACCGACTCGTCGTCCAACGCGTTCTCCGCGACGGCCAACGGCAACGCACAGATTAGTACGACCCAAAGCAAGTTTGGCGGCGCCAGTGGCAAGTTTGACGGCAGCGGCGACTACGTGCAGATCACGTCGGCCACCGCGCTAGAACTAGGGTCCGGCGATTTCACGATCGAGCTGTGGTACTACCACGACGGTGGCAATCAACAATTCGCCGGACTGGTCGGCAAGGGTCCTGTAGGAAGCACCCCATCGGACGCGTGGACGCTGGAATTTGGTGGGAGTGGGATCATTTTCGTGCCTTGGGCTGCAAACACCGAAACGGTCACAACGACTGAGCCCACCCAGAACGCATGGCACCACGTCGCCGTCACTCGCAGCGGATCCACGCTGCGGCTTTTCATTGACGGCGTGCAGTCTGCGTCGAACACCGTGTCGTTTACGGTCAGCACCAACAACAGCGGACCGCTCGTGATCGGTGGCGGTGCGTTCGCTCCGTCGACACGATCGTTTTCTGGGTACATCGACGACCTCCGCATCACAAAGGGTGTCGCTCGATATACGGCAGGGTTCACACCACCCACGGCAGCGTTCCCCGACTCATGATTCTTGTCACCGGCGGAGCCGGTTTCATCGGCAGCCACGTCGTCGACCAGCTGCTCGACGCTGGCAGGCGAGTCGCAGTCCTCGACGACCTGTCGACCGGCAGCCGTGCCAACGTGCCGCCAGGCGTTGCGGTGCACGTGGTCGACGTGCGGGACGCCGGCAACGTCGAGCGAGTCGTCCGGGAGGTGCGACCGACGGCCATCTGCCACCAGGCCGCACAGATCAGCGTGAGTCGGTCGGTGCGAGACGTGGCATTCGACGCCGAGGTCAACGTTGTCGGGCTGATCAACGTCGTCTCTGCTGCCGTACGGAATGACTGCCGGCGGATCGTCTTCGCGTCGTCAGGCGGCGTCGTCTACGGCAACGTTGGCGAGCCGGCCGTCGAGGAGGCCGTCCGAGACCCGGTCAGTCCGTACGGTCTGGCCAAACTGACGGCGGAGCGGTACCTGGCTTGGCACGCACACTGGTACCACATGCAGGCCGTGGCACTGCGGTATGCCAACGTCTACGGGCCACGGCAGAACCCGCACGGCGAGGCCGGCGTCGTGGCGATCTTCTGCCGGGCGGCGATGGATGGTCGGCCGTGCCAGATCCACGGCGTCGGCAGCCAAGTGCGGGACTACGTGCACGTGCGGGACGTGGCTGCCGCCAACGTGCTGGCGCTGACTGCAGAGCTGCCATACGGCAGGCTTTTCCCGGTCAACGTGGGCACCGGCGTGGGCACGACCGTGGCCCAGCTCGAGCAGCTCGTGCGAGGCGAGGTTGAGGCCGTCACGGGGCGTGGCCTGCCGCCACCGGTGCACGGCAAGCCCCGAGCCGGCGACCTCGGAAGCAGCCTGGTCGACTCAGCCTTCGCCGAGCACCTGCTGGGCTGGAGGCCGGCCGTCACCTTGGCCGCCGGCATCCGCGAGACGGTACGGCACGCTGCCGTCCACGCGGCTGCCTGACCCCCTCTGCCGCCTGCCGGCCGCTGGTCACGATGGCGGCATGGTGGAGCACCTCGCCGGGCTGTTGCAGCACGCCTACTACTGCGACGAGATCGCCGCCGGCCGCCGCGCGGCCGAGCAGTTGCTGGCCGTGCCCGGCCTGGCGGTCGAGACCGAGCAGCTCGCCCGCAGCAACCGCGCGTGGTACACGCCGCTCCTGGCCGAGCTGGTGCCAGCGGTTCGGCACGTCAGGATCGCCGTGGAGCCGGTGCACGACGGGTGGTCGACCTTTAACCCGACGATCGCGGTCGTGGCTGGCGACCTGATCGGGATCGTGCGGTCGAGCAACTACCAGATCGTCGACCATCAGTACCGAATGCCCGAGGCGGACGGCGGCGTCATCCGCACCGAAAACATCCTGGTTCGGTTCAGCCAGGACCTCGGCGTCGTCAGTCAGCGGCACATCGTCGCCCCGGAGTACCCGACGAGCGGCTACCCAGTGCACGGCCTCGAGGACTGCCGGCTGCGGCACACCGAAACCGGTCTGGGCGTGTCGGCGACGGTGCGGAACGCGGCACCGTGGACCGACGGCCGCTGCCGGATCGCCACGGCTGACCTCGACGTCCGCTCGGCAACCATGTCGCAGCTGCGGGTGCTCGACAGCGTGTCAACGCAGGAGCACGAAAAAAACTGGATGCCGATCCTCGCAGCGCCTGGCGGCTGGCTCTACGGCTGCCACCACGACGGCCACCTGGTCACGGTCGACGCCAATCCCGAGCTGCCAGGCGGCTACGTGCTGTCGAGGCGCGGTGCGACGACGCCGCTGGCCAAGCGGTTCCGGGGCGGGTCACAGCTCGTGCCCTTCCGAGACGGTTGGCTTGGGTGCGTGCACGAGGTGTGCTACGTCGGCTCGCAGCGTGTGTACGAGCATCGGTTCATCTGGCTCGACGCCGGCCTGCGGCTCGCGCGGGTCTCCCCTTGGTTCTCGTTCCGCGAGCTGCGGGTGATCGAGTTCGCCGCCGGCCTTGCGGTCCAAGGCGACCGCGTGATCGTGTCCTACGGCGTGCACGACGCGGAGGCGTGGGTGTGCGAGCTGCCGGCCGACGCCGTCTGGGAGGTGCTCGATGCCACCGAGTAGGGAGCAGGTGCTGGCAGCCTTGGTCGACGTCTGGCGGACGGGCGACTGGTTCCGCCTGACGGACGAGGTCGCCGGCCACTACGCCAACAAGGCCGCCGTGTGTGCCGAGTTCGCACCGGGCAGCGTGATCGAGATCGGCACCAGGGCTGGCTACTCGCTCGCGGCGTTCGCCGTGGCGGCACCGATGGCACGGTACCTGTGCATCGACGGCGGCCTCGACGACGACTCGCCCGAGTGCCTGCGGCACTGGCACGCCGTCCGAGCCCGCCGCGGCATCGATGCCCAGCTCGTCGTCGTGGACACGCAGCACGTCCGCGAGCTGCCGCGGGCGGACTTTGCCCACGTCGACGGCGACCATTCCTACCAGGGTGCCCTGCGGGACCTGCGGCTGGTGGCCGCGTGCCCGGTGATCCTGGCGGACGACTGCGACAACCCGCACGTGCGGCGGGCGGTGCTCGAGTTCCTTGACCAGGCCAAGCGGCCGGCCAGGTGGATCGACGACGGCCTGCGGCAATGTGCGGTGATCACCACATGAAAATCGGCATCTACGCGCTCGCCAAGAACGAGGAGTCCCATGCGATCGACTGGGCCGAGTCGACCGACGGCGCCGACGTGGTGATCGTCACGGACACCGGGTCGACCGACTCAACGCCCGAGCGGCTGCGGTCCTGCGGCATCACGGTGATGACGGGCAACGTGATCCCGTGGCGGTGGGACGACGCACACAACCTGTCGCTGTACCACCTGCCGGACGACGTGGACGTGTGCGTGCGGCTGGACCTCGACGAGCGGCTGCAACCCGGGTGGCGGGAGGCGATCGAGCGGGCGTGGACTGGCAACGTCAACAACCTGCGGTACCGGTACGTGTGGTCGTGGAAGTCACCTGGCGTGCCCGGGCTTGTGTTCCTTTCGGACCGCGTCCACGCCCGCCGCGGATTCCGGTGGTCGGCACCGACGCACGAGGGGCTCGTGTGCTGGTCGGGCGAAAAGGTGCAGGCCGTCGCCGACGGACTGGAGATCCACCACCACCGGACGCCGGGCAAGCGGCACAAGACGGACCTCGAGCTGCTCGAGGTCGCCGTCCGCGAGGCGCCGCACGACGCCCGTGCTCACTGGTACCTAGCCCGTGAGCAGGAATGGGTCGGGCACCCGGCCGCCGCGGCGACGTTTGCGCACTACCTCGGACTCCCGGGCACGCCGACCGAGCGGTCGTACGCCTACCGCGCCCTGTACAGGCTGACGCAGGACGAGCGGCACCTGCACCGGGCGGCCTACGAAGCGAAGGCGGAGCCCGACGCGTGGCAGCAGCTCGCGTGGGTGCATTACCAGCGGCAGGAGTGGGTCGAGTGCCTGACGTTCGCGGAGGCGGCCATGCAGGCCACCGGCGAGTCGACGCACGCCACCGATCCGGACGCTGTCACCAAGGCCTACGACCTGGCGGCCGTGGCTGCATGGAATCTAGGCAAGCACCCACAAGCCCTGCAGTACGCACGCGAGGCTGTGCGACGATGCCCGGACGACCCGCGGCTGGTCAAGAACGTGGAGCAGATCGAGGCCCATGAGCAGCACGCTGCGTGAGATTGCCGACGCTCTTGCCGACGGCCTAGACGCCGAGACGTTCACGTCGGTGGCGACGCAGCCGGCCGTCGAGCGGGTCAACTGGCCGGACTACACCATCGAGGAGATGGTCGACCCGGTGATCGCGGTCATGCCGGGCACGTTGACGATCGAGCGAGTCGACCGCACGCACCACCAGTACGACTACCAGGCGACCGTCTTCGTCGGCCGGCACACGCCGTCGGACGAGATGGCCGACGACATGCTGGACCTGGCCGAGGAGATCGCGGACGCGATCCGGGCACACAGCTGGGACCAGGCGGTCGTCTGGCCAAGCGGCGTGACCACGCCTGTCGAGGTCGCGATCGAGGTGAACCCGGACGACGCACTGCACGACCGCAACGTGTGGCGGGCGGTGATCACGGCCACCTACAGGACGTTCCGCTGATGGCCGGCCGACGTGGCGGAAACCGCCGGCCAGTGTCGGCCGCGACCGCGAGCCAGCGGGCGATCACCGCGCGGGTCAAGGGACAGTTTTTCGACCGCTCCAAGGTTCGCCGGCTGCTCGAGCGAGCCAACTACGAGGCGCTCAAAAAGGCCGGTATGGACATCCGCCAGGCGTCGAAAAAGGGCATCGGTCAAAACGCACCCAAGCGCACCAAGGCCGGGCAGCGCGAGGTCAAGGCCGGGGCAGTCGTCGAGTTCATGAACGGCCTGTACCGAGACCTCACGATGCTTGGCAGCGGCAAGCCGCGGCCAGCCGGCAAGCCGCCAAAGTCGTGGGCGCCAAAGCGCTGGCTCTACAACGACATCATGTACTACTGGGACGGGACTACACGCAGCGTCGTCATCGGCACACTTAAGTCCGACTGGCTTGGCCGGCTGCACGAGTTTGGCGGGTCCCTGACGCTGACGGCGTGGCGGATCGGCGTTGGCGCCGCCAGGCGTGCGAAGGATGCGCGGGATGCCGGCAAGCCGATCCCGAGACGTTCCAGCGGCGACTACGACTATGGCGCGATCCTGTGGACTCACAAGGGATTCCGGGGTGCGAGCAACTGGGATAAGACCACGATCACGCGGTCAGTGAGCTATCCCAAGCGGCCGTTCATGCAGGGCGCCGCCGGTGTCCAGAAGGTCGTGGCCCGCATTTTTACGCGGTTCCGCGACACCATCCGCGCGGCCTAACGGTCCACACCCCCTGCGGCAGCCGCGTCGCCTGGCCGTACCCTGCCAGTGACACCAGCAGGAGCCACACATGGCCGTCACGCTCGGCAAGGACGTCACGATCTCGGGCCTGTCGAATGCCCGATCGATCACCGTGAACAACACCGCAAACGAGGTCGACGTCACCAAGTTCGGTGACACGTTTCGGACCTTCGTCAAGGCCATGGTCGAACAGACCATCGAGGTAGAGTGCGTCGACGACCCGGGCAAGGACGTCGGCCAGACGTTCACGCTCACCGGCACGACGACTGGCAACGCCGTCGAATTCGTCGTGACGAACGTGGCCCAGTCGCAGCCGATCGACGGCATCATCACGTACACCGTCAGCGCCCAGCGATACAAGACCCAGACCTGACCGGAGACCACCATGGCGATCACCCTCGGCTTCAAGGCGGCGAGCGCCCCACCGTTCGGCACCGACGTCATCTCGGCCACGTACACCGAGGAGGCCGAGGTCGTCGACGTGTCCAACCGTAGCAACGTCGGCACCGGCACGGTCGGCTATCGCGCCTTCGATACCGGATTCAAGTCGCAGACGTGGGAGATCGAGTGCCACGACGCCACGGGCGTCATAACTCAGCTCGTCAGCAACACCGCGACGAGCAACTTCGTGGTGATGGGTGTCACCGAGAACGTGTCCATCGACGGCGCCGTGACGTACACGATCACCGCGCGTCGGGGAGGCATCTGACTCGTGGCGATCACGCTCGGCAAGGACGCGACGCTGACCGTCGGCGACGTCATCGCGAGCGTGCGAAACGTCACGTGGACAGCGACAGCCCGCACGATCGAGATCGAGGAGTATGGGTCGCGCGAGCAGGCCGTGTATTCCACCGGCTGGGCTGCGACCGTGTCGTTTGAGATCAACGACGACGGTGACATGGATCTCGATCTGCTACTCGACGGCACGCTCGTGGCCGTATCTGGCGGGGAAGCCGGCTGGTCCTTCGACGCTGTCGTTACCGGCATCAGCGAGACCAACCCGCTCGACGGGGCGACGAGCTGGACCGTCGAGTGTGCGTTGACCAGGTCTGGGCTCAGGAGCTGACCATGCGTGAGTTCAAGGACGACGAAGGCCGCCCGTGGCGCGTCGTGATGACGTGCGGTGCGGCCGCTCGAGTCAAGGATCTAGTGCGTATCGACGTCCAAGAGGACGAAGAGCATCCGGACGGCTCTGTCTGCAAGGTCGACCGGTCCATTCCGTTCGACTTGATCGACGTGTCGACGATCGGACGAGCCTTGGAGGTCATCCGCTCACGGTACACGACGATCGGCGAGGTGCTCTACGCGATCCTCTGCCGACAGGTCGACGAGCGCAAGCTGACCAAGGAAGAGTTTCTGGAGTCGCTGCGTGGTGACTCGCTTGAGGCGGCGCAGCGTGCGCTCGAGGAGGAGCTGGTCGATTTTTTCCCCCTCCGCCTTCGCCGCATGATCAAGCAGCTCGTCGAGCGAATGGACGAGCTGCAGGCCGAGCTGGCCAATCGGGCGGAGGCGCAACTGCAACAGACGACGGTCGAGTCCCTACTCGCACAATCTGGGACGCCATCTACGAGGCCGCAGGAATCCTCGGAGTCAACCCAGATGAATGGACCATCCGTGGACTCTTCGCCGCTCGCGACGCTCGTCTAGAGCAGGAGTGGTGGCGGGTCGCGTGGCTCATGAGTCAGCAGGCCAACCTGCACCGCAGCAAGGGACAGCCGCAAGCCAAGCCGATCGAGTTCAACCCGTTCGCGAAAAAGGCAGCGCCTCGCCAGGCGACGCCCGACGAGATCCGCAAGCTGCTCGGGCCGAATTGGCATGAGGTGAACACATGAGTGCCAACGCAGTCCGCCAGGGCAAGGTCTACGTCGAGATCGGCGCGGACCCGAAGAAGCTGTTCGCGGCCCTCGGCACGATCAACAAGCGAATGGGGCAGCTCGGCTCGTCGATGATGTCCATCGGCAGCCGGCTGATGGCCGCCGGCAGCGCGATCACGGCACCGATCGCTGGCGCGGCGGCTGCATTCTCCGAGGTTGGTGACGCGGTGCAGAAGATGGCCGCGCGCACCGGCCTGTCGACGGAGGCTGTGTCCGCGTTTGGTTTTGCGGCCGGGCAGTCGGGTACCGACATCGGCACGCTAGAAAAGGGCATCCGCACGATGCAGCGGACGCTCGACACGGCATCGCAGGGTGGCAAGGCCGCCGCCAAGGCGTTTGAACGGCTCGGCGTTGACGTCAACGCGCTCAAGCAGCTGTCGCCCGAGGATCAGTTTCTGGCGTTGTCCGACGCGCTCGCGCAGGTGCAGGACCCGGGCGAGCGGGCGGCCTTGGCGATGGCCGTCTTCGGCCGTGCCGGCACCGCGATCCTGCCCATGCTCGAGGACGGTGCCGGCGGCATCCGGGCGCTCATGCAGCAGGCCGAGCAGCTCGGCATCGTGATGGATCAGGAGACGGCCGACTCCGCGGCACGACTCAACGACTCGATCGGCGAGCTGATGACGGCGCTCAAGGCCGTGACCGTCACGGTGGGCGCAGCCGTCGCGCCGGCCATGGCGGGACTGTCGTCGTCGATCGCAATCCTTGTCGGCCAGGTGTCGAGGTACATCAGCGAAAACAAGGTCTTCGTGCAGCAGGCGTTGGCCGTGGGGGCCGCGATGGTGGCGGTCGGCGGCACACTCACGGCCGCCGGCTTTGCGGTCAAGACGCTGTCGACCGGCGTGGCGGCGCTAGTGTCGCCGCTGGTGTCGACGGTCAAGGTTGCCTACCAGCTCGCGGCCTCGTTTGTGTCCGCGGCCGCCGGTGCCGTGCTGTACGGCGTGAAAACGACCGTGGCCGCGGCTACCAGCCTGGCCGCCTGGGTGGCCGCCAACGCCCCGCTGGCGATCGCCGTAGGCCTGCTGGGCGCCGTGGCGGGTGCTGCCATCTACGCAGCTGGCGGCTTTCACCAGATCGCATCGGCCATCGGCGGAGCATTCGTCGATGCCGGCAACAACGCCATGGGCGTGCTACGCGACCTGGGCGCGACCGCCACCGCCACGTTCGACGGCGTGTACCAAGAGCTGGCCGCCGGCAATCTGGCGGGCGCCATGGACATTCTGTGGCTCGGGCTACAGGCCGGCTGGGCGCGAGGCGTCGAGGCCCTTATGGGGCAGGTCGACTCGTGGGTGGCGACGTTCCAGAACACGTGGACGTATCTGGGCACGGCCGTGGCCACGACGTGGGAAGGCATGTGGTCGTACGTGGTGCAGGGTGCCAACACGTTCGGTGCGATCCTGCAGGGCGCCTTCGACAACGTCATCAACGGCATTCTGGCGGCTTGGGACACGATGGAAGCCGCCGTCCGCAAATCTTGGAACTATGTGCAGTCCTTCATCAAGCGCGGATACGACTTGGCCAGGGAGAATGCCAAGGTCAATGACGAGATGTCAGCACGTGCCGCAGCTCGTGCACAGGCCCGCCCAGGCGTGGCAAGCCGCATGGAGACGGCGTCGCAGCAAAACGCACAGATGGCCGCAGAAGCACAGCGCAACATCGATGCGATGAATGCCGGAGCCGACGCGACCGCCCAAGGCCGGCTGGCCACCAACGCGCAGCGAGCCGCCGACCGTCGCAGTGCCACGCAAGATGCCCAGGCTGCACTGGCCGAGGCGTTGGCAGCGTCAGCGGAGCGTGCAGCCGAGCGAGCCGCCGGCGGAAACGAGCAACGCATCCGGGAAGGTGCTGGCGCCGCTGCCGCCGGCATGGAGCGCGGTGAGGTGGTCGGCACGTTCTCTGCTGCAGCGGCCAGCGGCCTCGGGTTTGCAAAGTCGCTCGCACAGCAGCAGGTCGACCTGCTAGAGCGGATCGCGGACAACACGGACGAAGACCCGGCACTGGTGGGGACCTGACGCATGCCGACATACACATGGGTCGAGGACTCCGCGAGCCGGTCGGCGACGATCTACCGTCTGGGCCAGCGCAGCCAGAACACGTACAAGAAGTCGTGGAAGATTTTCGGCACGACCGACGACCGTGCCGTACACGACGACGTCAACGTGACGCTGTGGACCAGCTACCTCTACTGGGAGTACCCCGGTCAGCCGCAGAACAAGCTGCAGGCCGAGAGCTACACGCTCGACTACCTGGGCGATGAGGCGTGGCAGCTGACGGTGAGCTACGTCAGTCGCGGTGCGGACGACGACCAGAAGCCGGACCCGCTGCGTCGCTCGAGGTCGTTCGACACCAGCGGCGGCACGCAGCACATCACGCAGCAGCCGCAGCTGGGCGCCGGCACGTCCGACCGCACCTACAGCACCGAGAAACGGTATCCGTCCGGGACGGCACCCGATCAGCAGGGCGCCATCGGCGTCGACGGCGACAGCGTGCAGGGCGTCGACATCGTGATTCCGGCGCTCCAGTGGACCGAGACGTACGACGTCCCGGCTACGTACGTAACGACCGACTACATCAAGAAGGTTTCGGCGCTCACCGGCACGGTTAACAACGCAGCGTTTCGGGGCTTCGCCGCCGGCGAGGTGCTGTTCTTGGGCGGCACCGGTTCGCAGGACTGGGACGCCGAGAAGGGCAACTCGCCCTGGTCGCTGTCCTACAAGTTTGTCGCACAGAGCAACGCCGACGGGACAACGATGCCCACGCTCACCGTAGGCACGGTCACCGGCGTTAACAAAAAAGGCCACGAGTACATGTGGGTGCGGTACGAGGACTCCGTGTCGGACACCACGCAGCTCAAGCGGCCCAAGTTCGTGTACGTCAACCAGGTCTACGCCGAGACCAACTTCGCCCTGCTCGGCATCGGAGTCACCTGATGCCAAGCCGGCGAGACGGACGCATCGAGGCCGGGCAGCCGTTGGCGTCGGCGATCTCGGCCAGGGCATGGAACCGCGCCCAAGATGCCGCAGACATCGTGCTCGGCAACCGCCCCGGGTTCGCGGCCGACGGCGTGGCGGCCCGCGTGCACGTGCTGGGCAAGACCTCGAGCACGTGGACTAAGGGCACGGCGCAGAACATAACCGTATGGGCTGGCGATCTCGGCAGCGAAGCTGCCACATCCGACGTGCTGCGGGCGTGGAACAAGTTCGCCGACGTGGCGGCCAACAAATGGGTCATGCTCGCCCGCGTCGGGCAACTGTGGTACCTGATCGCCGCGGAGTGCTGAGATGCTCGGCAGTCCGTGCAATCCGTGCTGTGACCAGTGCGGTGGCAATAAGCCCTACGTCGCACCGGCCAATACCGGCGCTTGGGTGCCGTCCGGCAGTTGGGACGACGTGGGCGGTGCCACGTGGACCCTGAACGAGAGCATCGCCAGTGATGCCTGGTTCTTCTACGGGTCAGAAGGCACAAGCAAGTTGGGCGGCGGTGCCGTTCTCGATGAACAGCGGGCATGGGACAACCCGTGCAATTGGTACAGCGTCAAGACGACGGCGCCGAGCGACACGCTCAACCTGCCAAACACATTGATGGCCCGTGCCACCGGGCTGCCGCCGTCAAACGCTACGATCCACGTCTACAGCTACCTGAACCTGAAAGCAAACAGGACGGTGCAGCGGGCGTACTTTTGGAACACCATTCTGGCGCGCGGCTTTAATTTGACGACCACGCACACTGCATACGGAACCACGCACGGATCTGTATTTAGCAACTCTACGACATACGGCGTTTCAGTCTACGGAGGAGCCCTGTTTCGCAGCGGCGCGCTAAATGGTGCAAACGTTTACAACGGGGCGACGTTTGCAAGCGCCGCAAACGCCGGTGGCGGTCAACTGACACTCACTGGTCCTAAATACGACTCATTTGTGGTTGACTACCAAGAAGTGGGTCAGCCGGTAACTACACTAATCGAGGACGTTCTGAATGGCATAGTGTACGACGGCGCTGTGTTCAACAATAATTCACGAAACGGCAGTTTCTTTCAAATCGAAAAATCATCTTTGGAGACCGGCGTTTCTGGCACTGGAATCGTATTCGGCGGTGCCGTGTTCAGCACATCATCCTACAACAACAGTTTCGTGAACGGCGGTGCGGTGTTCAATTCAGGAAGCGTCAACAACGGAAGCCCGCATATTTTGGGTTTTGGTCCGAGTGTATTTGCTTTCAAATATTCCGCCACCGTCAACGGCGGCGCCATTTTTAACGCTGGAGAAAACTGGGGTATTGTCAATGGCGGTGCCGTTTTCAATGGAGCATCGACCAATAGGTTTGGCGTCGTGAATGGAGGCGCGACTTTCAATGGCACATCACGCAATAGGTATCAAGATCGCTTCCCGGATCCACCGTTTGTCAGTAAGGTCGCGGGTGGTGCCACATTTAACGACGACGCATGCACAGAGTGGAGTTTTGGTGGCGACTTCGTAGTAGATGTGATTGGGCTTCCAACGTGCAACGGCACAGCCAATTCGCTCGGCCCAACGTGCGGCTGCGGGTGACGCATGCACGGGCCTTGCTCGTATGACTGTCGTCTCGACCTGCAGCGTGGAGTCCATGTTTGTGTGTGCGACCACTGTGGCAAAACGATCGAGTCACTGCCGGAAGCGTTGGGTCAGCAATCGCACGCGTCGGAAAAACCGAGCCACGAGGCATCCGGCCCCGGCACGGAACTGTCCAAACTCCTAAAGCGTTTTGGAATCGAGCCGACGCCGACCTGTCAGTGTCGCGCAAAAGCCTCCCAGATGGACGCGTGGGGCGTGGATGAGTGCTCGAGGCCGGAGCGCATTGATGAGGTCGTCGCCGTGATGCGTGCGGAGGCCGAGGCCCGCGGCATGCTGTTTCTCGACGTGGTCGGCCGCCTGCTCGTGAGACGTGCCATACGTAGCGCCAGACGCGCCGCCAGCAACGCTGGCAACACGGTTTCCTGACACGCCACACCCGGGGCTGGCCGCCGCCCATCTCAGGTAGGGTGGTGTCATGGCGAGGCGACAGCGGACGATCGAGATCGCCGGTGCCAAGTGGCACATCGTTCGGGCACGGCTGCGCAATCTCTACGGCCTGTGCGACTACGCCACGCGCACGATCAAGGTCGACTCCCGCCTGACCGGCACCGACTACCTCGACACGCTCCTGCACGAGCTGATCCACGCCCGCTGGCCGGACATCTCAGAAGAGAGTGTCCAGGAGTTTGCCGGCATGCTCACGACCGTCCTCGAGCAGGAGGGGTATCGCCGTGACGAGTGACGACACGACGTCGATCATCGACCAGGTGCTCGCCGTCGCGGCGAACAAAGGCCCAGGGTATGCGCCGTGGTACATGCGGCTGCCGGAGGCCGACCTGCGGCAGCTCGAGGAGCTGCGGGATCGGTGGCGTGTCGGCCAGGTGCCGATGCACAAACGGGCGCTGGCCCGGGCGATCGTCACGGTGTGCCAACAGCGTGGCCACGACATCTGCGGCATCCAAGGAGTCGAGGCGTGGATCGGACGACGAAGCCACTAGCCGACGCCGTCCTGGCCGAGGCGGCAGCCGACGTGCCGCAGGGCAAGGACGCCGAGCAGATCACGCAGCGCACCGACGGAGACACCGTCGAGGCCCGCAGCGTCTCGCGCACAATTCGCACGGTCGAGGACCTCCTGCGGCACATCGAAGCCGACATGACCAAGTACGAGGTCGCGGCGTCCGAGGCCACGAAGTGGGAGGGCATGTCAGTCGACCGGTCGACCGGCCAGCCGGTGGTGACCGAGCTGTTTCGCGTCTTCGTGCGGCTCAAGCCGCGACCCGGCCCGGGCGTGCGCGAGGTCGTCGAGGCGATGATCGCGGCGGCCAGCCGAGACATCGTGCGGCCGCCCAAGCCGAAGGCGAAGGCCGTCAAGGGCGACCGTTGGGCGGTGCTCGTGATAGCCGACCCGCATTTCGGCAAGTACGCGTGGGCTCGCACGACCGGCCAGCAAGACTACGACGTCGGCATCGCGGCCACGCTCATCAGGGAGGCGTCACAGGAGCTGCTGTCGATCGCCGCATCCATGCGGCCGAGCCGGCTGACAGTGGCCACGCTCGGCGACGTGTACCACTACGACACGCCGAGCGGCACCACGACGAGCGGCACGCCGCTTGAGCGGGACGGCCGGCTCCAGAAAATGATCGAGGTCGGCACCGACGAGCTGCTGCGTGTCGTGGACCTGGCCGGAGACATCGCCCCGACCGACACGCTCACGGTGCACGGCAACCACGACGAGACGCTGACCTGGGCGTGGCTGCGGATCCTGCAGGAGCGTTTCCGCAAGGACCGCCGGGTGCGGGTCGAGGACACGTTCACGCCTAGAAAGTATTTGAGCCACGCCGGCAACCTGCTCGGTTTCTGCCACGGTCACCGGGCCAAAAAGCGGCTGCCGCAGCTCATGGCACTGGAGGCGGCGGAATTGTGGAGCCAGTGCCCCTACCGGGAGATTCACACCGGGCACTACCACCAGCAATCCGCTGAGTGGAGTCGGCCGATCGAGACGATCGACGGCGTGCTCGTGCGGGTGGCTCCTGCCCTGTGTCCGCCTGACGAGTGGCACGCACAGCAGGGCTTCGTGGGCAACAGGCAGGCGATGGAGTTGTTCGTGTACGAGCGCGGCGGCGGGCTGTCGAGCATGCACGTATCTGGACCACCACCAGGAGGACGACGGTGACACTGGACGAGAGCAACGCTGCCCTGCGGGCGGCTGTGACGGCACGACACGAGGGCATGGCAGCGTCGCTGGCGGGCTGCCCGCCGGCGCAGGCCGCGGCGGCGAGCGTGCTGTCGGACCCGTCGCCGTGTTGCGACGGCGGCCGCACGATCCCGGTCGACTACATCCTGCGTGGCGAGGCCGAACTGCGTGCGGCGGCCGCCGGCTGGAAGCAGACGGTCGAAGACGCCAGGCCGGCACGGCTCTCGCGGGAGGCGTCGCTGCGGCCGGGATCGGCCGAGTTCCTCGCCGTGCTCGACGAGCTGCGTGAGCTGCACCTGCGCAAAACACTCGACTACGGCGTCGATGAGGACGCGCTGTCGAACATTCGCACGAGCGCCGACTACGTGAACGTGCCGGCGTGGGCCGGCTGCGTCATCCGGCTGGCGGACAAGATGCACCGCCTGCGGGCCTACTTTCGCCGTGGCAAGGTGGAGTTCGACGGCATACCTGACACGCTCTTGGACATGGCCGCCTACAGCATCATCGCCCTGGTTCTGTACCGCGAGTCCGAGCGTCCATAACCCCTGCCGACCGACCGCCGTCCTGCCGTACCGTGACGGCATGGAGGACGGCAGCGTGATCGCGCACTACAGGCACCGCAGCGGCCAACGCGAGGCGATCCCGTCTCCGTCCGACGCTGTGTCGCTGGCCGCGGTCTACACGCCGACGCAGCAGACGTGGGGCAAGCTCACGTCGAAGAAGCCGGCCAGGCTGTCGCCCGAGGACATCGCCTTGGCCGCGTTCCGTCTGGGCGTCAAGCCGTCAGTCGCCCGTCAGGCCATCGAGATGGGGCTTTTCGATGGCTGACACACTCACTGCGACGATGCGGACCGTGATGATCTGGGACCGCACGGTCGACCAGGACATCGGCACGACCGTGTCTGCGAAGACGGACCAGAACACCTACGCGATCACCGACGGCAGCGGCAGCCGGCAGGCGGACCTCGTCTATGCGGCCAACCGCACGATCGCCGCAAACACGCTGGAAGAAATCGACCTGCGGGCAATCACGCAGACCACGCTCGGCGTCACCGTCAATTACGACTTCCGCCAGTTGCGGCTGGTGCGCGTGGTCAACACCGAGACGACGAGCGGCCGCAAAATCCGCGTCGGCTGCGATCCGGGCCGTCCCAGCGTCGCCTACGCGTCGGAGATCGGGCCGGGCTCCGAGTGGTTTTCAATCAATCACATCAACGCCTGGCCGGTCACGTCGACCAACCAGCTCATGTACATCGCCAACCCCAACGCCGCGGCGGTGAGCTACTCGCTGTATTTGGTCGGCACCTCCGTGGCACCCACCTGATGCCTCCCGTCCTCACCATCACCGGCCAACTGCGTCTCGCGGCGTCATGGGTCGACGACCTGACGCTGACGACCGTCACCGACTCCGCGTCTGTGCTGCAGACGCTGTCGCTCGCCAACGGCACCGGCGCCGGCCAGGTCAACGGCTACTGGCGGGACGTGCGCACCGTCGGCATCTCGGCCACCGACACGATCAACACGACGGCGCTGCCGCTGTCGGTCTTCGGCACGGCCGGCACGCTCAATCTGGCGAGCGTCAAGCTGATCTACGTCCGCAACCAGTCGGCGACGGTCACGCTGACCTACGACATCGCCGGCGCTAACTACGGGCTGCCGCCCGGTGCGGTCTTTTTGTGGACCGCCGGCACTGCTCCGACCAACAAGTGGTTCGACGCCGGCAACATCGTCATCGAAGGCGGAGCGGCGTCCGCCACATACGAGATCGTCCTGGCCGGAGTCAAAGCATGATCAGCGACGCACCGGTGATGGCGGCCGGCGGCGAGGCCACGCTGATGGCGCAGGTCGCCGCGTTCCTCGAGGTCGCCAAGGCCAAGGCCGCCGGCGGCATCACGTGGTCCGAGTTTGGCGAGCTGCTCGTGGCTCTTCTGCGGCTGTCGGTCGAGACCCTCGACGCCGTGCTCGGCATGAGCGGCTCCGAGAAAAAGGCGCTTGTGCTCGAGGCCGTGGCCGCGCTCTTCGACCAGCTCGCGGACAAGGCAGTCCCGGTCGTCGTCTGGCCGGTCTGGATCCTCGCCCGACCCGCCATCAGGGCGCTCGTGCTGGCGATCGCCAGCGGTGCCATTGAGATCGTCCTGCCGCTCACGAGGGCCGCCGAATGATGCCGCTCCTGCTCGTCGCCGTGGCCGCCGTGGCGCTCGCCTGGCCGTGGATTCAGGCCCACTACCACGAGTGGCGGTGGCCGCAGCTCGACAGCCGCCACCTGGCCGCAGCCGCGCTCGTCGCCGCGGCCGCGTGGTCGTACGTGGCCAGCTCGCCGGCCACGCCGGCGCCGGCCCCTGCCCCGGACCCGGCGGCGTTCACGCTGCGCGGCAAGTTCGTTGGGCCGGATGCCGCCCGGGACGCGGCGCTCGTCGCCGCCCTGTGCACCGAGCTGGCTAACGAGATCGAGTGGGACGCGAGCCAGCCCGAGCCGCTCATCCGTACCGGCGTGGCGTTCGACGAGTTGCGGGTGAGGTCGCGCGTCCTCCTATGCCGTGGCGAGTCGCTTGGGGCAAAACACCCGCTCGCGCGTCAGGCGATCGAGGACTACCTCAACACCGTCGCAGGCACCGCAGGAGGCCCGCTCACGCCCGAGCAGAAGGCAAAGTGGATCTCGGCCTACCGTGAGGTCGCCCGGGCCGCGGAGGCCGCCAGGTGAGCGCACCCAAGCATCCGTGGCGCCTCGTGGCGGCTGCGGCACTGGTCGTCTGGCTCGCTCTCTCCTTCTGGTGGGCGGCCGGCGAGGTACGGCAGCCGGCGATCCTGACCGGCTACGTCCCGGACCCCGAGGGCGTCGCCCGGTTCCTCGAGGAGCTGCCCGAGCCCTACTTCGCCCAGGCCGGCGCCGACGCCATGCGTCAGGCCGTGCCAGTCGACACGTTTCTCTACAGGCAGATGGACCGAGCGCACCGCGCCCGGTACGGCACGGCGTTTGTCGTCGGCCGCCAAGGCATCGGCGACTGCGTGTCGTGGGGCGCGATGCACGCCGTCTACTGCGCCGAGGCCGTGGACTGGGCGACGGGCAAGCTGTCCGAGCCGCCCAAGATGCCGGCGAGCGAGGCGATCTACGGCGGCGCCCGGGTCGAGGCTCGCGGGCGTGACGGCTCCGGGCGGTCGCCGGTCGGCGGGTGGAGCGACGGCGCGACAGGCTGGGGCGCGGCGCGCTGGCTGCGTGACTGGGGCGTGGTGTACCGCGAGGACGTGCTGGGGCACGACCTGCGGACGTACGACAAGAACCGCGCCAAGTCGTGGGGCGCGTACGGCTGCGGCGGCCAGGGCGACGACGGGAAGCTCGACGCGCGGGCCAAGCGGCATCCATGCCGGCACGTGGTGGCCGTAAAGACGTGGGACGAGCTGGTTGCCGCCGTGACCTCGGGCTACCCGGTCACGATCGCGTCGTCCGTTGGGTTCAACAGCGGCAACCGCGACGCCGACGGCTTCTGTGCAGCGTCCGGTACGTGGATGCACCAGATGGCGGTCATCGGCGTGCGGTTCGGCAACCGCACTGGCGGCCTCATTTGCAACTCGTGGGGCAACTACGTCGGCGGTGGGAAATTCCCACCGGATCAGCCAGACGGCACGTTCTGGGCGGAGAAGTCTGCCATCCAGCGAATTCTCGCGCAGGGTGACTCCTACGCGATCGGCAGCGTCGACGGTTTCGCGTACCGACAGATCGACAACGGCGACTGGTTCCAGCCTCCACCTCAGGGTGACCAATGACAGACCGCAACAGACTCGTGGCCATGGTCGTGATCGCCGTGGCGGTTGGCTGGTACGCCGGCTCCGGTGCGTCCCGCGATCCCAAGCCGCTCGAGGACCGCCCAGTGCTGCGGTGGATCGCGAGGGCCGCCAAGTCGCTCTTGTGGGTGGCCGTGTTCGTCGAGGAGCCGCCCGCCGAGCAGCACGCCGAGATCCGCTCGCACATCGGCTCCGACGGATACGTGGCGGTCGATCACGGACGAGGGTGGTGACACATGTGGCGCTGGATCGTCTGGTTCCTCACCTGGCTCTCCGCCGACCCGGCCGACATCGGCCGCGAGTCGGCACGCGCGGCTGCGTCGATCGCCGCGGCACGCGCCACGATGGTCACGTCGCCCGATGTGCCGCCCGACCCGGCTCCGCCGGACATGAAGTGCTGCAGCGACTGCGGCGGCACCGGCGTGATCGTGCACGGCGACGGGCACAGGACGCCATGCCCGTGCCCGGCCTCGTGTCCGTGCAAGCGGCCACGAGCGCCGATGCCTGCGGCGTCGCCCACGCCTGGCAAGCCGGCCACGCCATGATGCTGGAGGCTCCCGTGGGCGACGTCGCCGGCATGGACCTGACGTGGCTGCGGGCGGAGGTACGGCACCGCGTGGGCGGCCCTGCCCTGCAACTGCCCGACGAGGTAGCCGCAATCGTCGACGCCACGCTCGTGCACTGGCCCGAGCGTCACATGGCCGACCTAGCCAGGAGGGCGCAGGCGGCCGGCGCCGGCCGCGAGGCGCTGGACGCTATCGGCGTGATCTCTGCCAAGGTCCGCGAGGTGCTCGAGCTGCGGTGCGAGACCGACGAGGCAGCCGAGGCCGTCAACCTGATCGTGCTGGCCTGCGTCGTCGAGGTGGCAAACCTGTGGTTTACGTCCACCGAGCACCGGATCGGCATCCGCCGGCTGGCGTTCCAGGTCAGGGCGAGGGCGGCCTAGAACGCTCCGCCGGCCGACAGGATGCGAGCGACGAGCAGCAACAGCTCGAGCCAGACTGTGATCGACATAGTAGCCCTCCTTGGCTGTGGTGTTGTCAGGTGACAACACACTCATCGGCCGTTGTCACGTGACAACTTGAGGGCGTCGGCTCTGTGCACGAACAGCAAGCCGTCGATCACGACCGCCCGCACTTTTCCGTCCTCCGCCAGCCGCCGCATCCACTGCCTCGACACGCCGGCCAGCTCGGCGGCGTGGGTGCACGTGACGTAGTCGTCGGTGTCGATCCGCATGGCCGCAGTCTGGCCTTGGCCGGCACAACCCGCAAGGATGGACGCGGGGGATCGCAACTCCGGACCCGTCCGGGGACGCTACTGGCTCACGCAGTGCGAGCCGGCGGCTCGTGGTCATCGGGCTTAAAGATTCGCGGCATGGCCTGCCACGCCTTGGGGCGATGAGCGTCGACCACGCGAGGATCTAGGTAGCTACGCCGAGTGATACGATCGGACGAATGTCCCAGAAAAGCCGTGGCATCAAGTCCAGCGGCGGCCAGATGTGAGGCGGTTGAGCGTCTCAGGGCATGAAATTGGACGTCGCGGCCGTCCCCGAGGCCGGCGCGCCTCGTAATCGTCTTCCAGCGTTTGCGAAGCGCCGTTCCCGACGACACCCACCAGAACACGGTCGGCCCCGTATGGGCCGCTACACGGTCGACCAGGTCCGAGGCCTCGGGCGACAGCTCGTAGACACGCTCCTGGCGTCCGCCTTTGCGGACGTGGGCTGGCACGGTCAGCGTCGGCCGACGCCAGCACATGCGGGGCGTCGAGAGGATCGCGTTGATCCGCTCGCCGGTCTCCAGTGCCACGGCGATCAGCGCTGGGAAAAACACTGACGCAGGCACCGGCCCGACCCAGCCGCTCGCCTGCCGGGCGGCGTCGGCGAGCCGGGCCAGCTCGTCCGTCGTAAACGCTCGCGGAGTCGACTGCGGCACCAGCTCGGGGGAGACCGACGGGCGAAGCTTCACGAGGCCGCGGCCTTGCGCGAGGTTCCACAGGGCCAAGAGCCCTGACCGCTCGCGGGCCACGCTATTTGGCGAAAGCCGCTGGCCGCGCACCGCGAGGAACTGGCTGACGGTCAGGTCCTCGAGGTCGTCGAGGAGCGCGGCTCGTCCGAGCCACTTGGAAAACTGCGTGATGGCGTGCCGCAGCAGGCGGACACTTTCGCGCGACCTACCGCGCAGTCGCAGCGGCACGTACACGGTGTCCAGAAACGCGTCGAGAGTCATGGTGCGTGATCCTCCTACTTAGGGATAGGTCACGCGTCCGTGCGGGTGTGCTCCGTCCGTGGAAGGGAGTCCGGTCGTGCGGTCTGTGCGGGTCGGCCGGTTTTGCGGGGTTTCATCCTGTCCCCGCCACTTACAACCGTTGCAATCCCGACGGGATTGCAACCCTGTCCCCGGTAGACCCAATCCAACCATCGGGATCTACGCCCGAAAAGGCAAAGCGCTCAGGGAGGAGCCGCGGAATGGCGACCGCTAGCCACAAACGTCATGCCGGCGGCCGGCCACGTGTCTTGAAGCGGTGCCTGATCGGTCAGCGGATCGAGCAGTGGGCAGCCAAGCGAGGGCTGCACATCGACCAGGTGGCTGACCGGGCGGGCATTACGGTGCCGACGCTCAACCGGATCCTTACCGGCCGAATCAAGAGTCCCAAGATAGGGACCGTGCTAGCACTCGCTAGCACCCTCGACATCAAGGTCGAGCAGCTGACCACGTAGTCGTTTTACGTGGTTTTCCGGCTTTTACGGCGACGTACAAACTCCTCTTGACGGCAGTTATTGCGTCCCCGTAGCATCCGCCCCCGTCACGCCACGACGGCGTGCGGCGGAGGGATACGCCATGCCGACCGGAGTCGCCGATGCCCCGAGCATTTGCGCTCGTCACGGACAGACAGCTCCTCGAGTGGGCGGCGGATATGCCCTTGG